TCATTAGTTGTTTCTGTCTGTGGTATCCACTTGAATACCGCTTTCGTAGCCATCTATTGACTTGAAGCTTTGTAAGAGTCAATGGAAGATGAGATCTTCCAAAGGTATTTATAGAAGTATGATACTATGAATGGGTTAAAAAGTCAACTATTTGTGAACTAAATTACTTAAAAAGTAAGGCTCCGAGACCCAAGCCCAAGATAGCTCCACCGATAACATTTGAGGTTGAATTATCTTCGCGAGGTGGGTAGCTATAAACAATGTTAGGATATGCTGGATAATGCATATAGTTACAGTTGCGTGTTACAATTCTATGAGGATACCCCCAAGCATCATATTGATAGCTCACCACATTATAACAGAAGGGACGTGTTTCATGTCTGCTTCTATGATACGTGTCGCTCTCCCAAGGCTGAGCAAAGGCTGTAGTTGATAGAATCATCGCACCGATTAACAATAGTGATAGGAACTTCTTCATTTAATTACCCTCAGTAGGACCACATCAGTATTTATTCTTCCGTTAGCAGCAGCTGCCTTAGTCTTAATGGTATCCATAAACTTCTTCAGCTGAATCTTACTGCAAGTAAGCGCATCATTGATACTTACTTCAGGCTTACGCAGCGTTTTACGGATAGAAGTCGTAGTATCAAATCCTATTAATGTACTACCCTTAACACTCATACCAGCTGGACCAGAGGCTGCGTAGTTGGTGAGAGTCTTGTATTTTACATTGTAAACCCATAGGGACTGAGCACCAATGATCAGCGTAGGATCAATGCTAGCAATCTTTAGAGCATCATTGCTGACTGCATACTTCAATCGCTTAACCAGCTGAGTCTCGGACTTGTACTTCTTCTTGCGTGGCTTACGAGCCTTACTCTCTGCCTTGTTGACTTTGACAAACTGCTTTGCTTGTTCAACAATCTTGGTAATGAATTCAATATATGACTTCAATGCTTTCTTACCAATACTGTAGTAAGCTTCAACGCATTGATCATCAGTGCCATCTATTGCAGCTTCAAGCTCTTCAACAAGAGGAGTATAATACTTGATAATGCCCCAAGCAACACCACTACCAAGATCTTGCTTCTTGTAATAGTCATAAGGATTAAAGTCAGAAGTATAATCATGCGTCAAAAACAAATCAATTTCGTGTTCAATCTGACCGATGATTGCAGTTTTCTTTTTCTCGACCAGATCAATAATGTTTGTAGTCTTAGGTTCAACAACAACTTTGGATAATTCTCTTTCCAAAGCCTTCTTAATCGTATCATGATACTGGCCGATGTCACAACCAAGATTACTCATGCGTGCGAAAGAACAAGAAGTGATACCAATGAACACAGGATTAAGTTTCTTTACACGTGCAAGATATTCTTTAGTTGTATTACGATTATCAACATATTCATACAACCACTTAACAGTGTCATCAACATTGTAATTGTAATTGTACCAATTTAGTGCCTTGATCACTTCACTTTGGTTAGTGCAATCTTTGAGTCTGGGCTCTTGGCCAATGAACTGTTTCTCAAAAGTCATATACTTTGGTTTCAACTTTGCCATTTTAATATCCTGTAATATTGTTCAATACAATTCGCGATAAGCCCACGCAATCAATAGATACGAGCAGCATATAATTAGCCAGCATACCGAAAGAACGCCGAGTATAAGAAGCCCAAGCATACATACAGCAACCAATAATCCAAAAAGGATAGATGATAATGAGTGGAGGATTGGGTACGGTAAGAGCCATTGTAAGACTACAACCAACAGAAATGCCCCAAGCAAGTATTTCAATACAGAAACGAAACTTGTCACTGCGCCAGTCCTCCTTGATCCAAGATATGGTTGATGGCAAATAATCATTCATGCTGCTTTAACCTGATTGATGTGTTTGCATTCATGTCTAAACTGATATCCAACACAGGTACAACTAAATCTACCAGCATCAGCAGTTACTATATAGGTATTGTTTTTCGAACCAGAGACCTTCCAAGTCTTATTGACTGGATTGACTGGAGCTATGATCTTTGGTTCAAAGAATTTACCGATGATGTTTGATTTTTGGATGATGCGCAATGGAGTGTATCTATCAGCAACCATCATGGCGATTTTATCAGGACCAGCCCATCTAGGGTTGGGAATAATCTCACCAGTAAGCCTATACGTTTCCGGCATGCCCGCAGAGCGAGCACTAGGACGAGTAGGATTACGAACTTCTATAGTCTCAATCATACAACCATTCTAGCGTATAATAACAAATATGTCAAGCACTAAAATGTCTAATGATTACAATAGGTTAATCTTTACGGAATTTGGTAAGAGCAAGAAGCTCATACATTAAGGTGCTATAAAGGACAAATGCAGCCGTCAAAAGACCGAAACCGACAAACCTGCCCATGATGTGACCAATTTGAGAAGGAAGGGTGTATAAGGTTACGATTATTGCACCAACACCAACCCAAAAACACAGTACTGTCAAGAATGCTTTAATATTAATATTTTTCATTATAAAGTACCTTTCAATTATTAGGGAAGCATATCATAAAACTTACTTGTGTCCTGACCCACGGCGCGAACACGATTCTTTGGGTAACGTTTCTTGGTGCTGTCTAATGCCTGAGCAATAGACTGGGGTCTATTAAAGATACCACCACCGACTCGTCTCCACTGACTGTCCATACCAAGAACTTCAATAGCAATGCTCTCTTGTTTCTCAGCGGCTTCAGCGAATTCTTTAAAGTTTTGCATCAGGTTTAGTCCTTGGTTTTGTATACATCTTATTAGAAATATAATAAAAAATCAAGTCATCACTAAGCTTTTCATCAGATGCTCCGAAGGCTAATAGCTTCCTAGCATATACCAAAAACAAAGAGGACAATGCTATGATGTCATCTTTACTGTGGCACTCTCCGATAACGTCATCAAGCTTCTCTGAGAGATACTTAATGCGTTCCTTCTCTTTATTTATAAGTCGCATGTTATATACTCAGCGCCTCATCCTTGCGATATCGATAGCTACTTGTTTGTTGTCGGCGAAAACTGGAACCATATTGCTCTTGTGCATGGTAGCAATACCTAGTAGCTCTCGCTTACCAGAATACTGCATAGGTTCCTTCTTAGCCATGTGACCAGGAATGGAATCAGAAGTCGCCAGAAGCTGTTTAGTTTCTAATGTAGTATGCTTGTGGCGAACTTCTAACGTAGGATATTGGTCAGAAGGTTTATATCCAAGCTTCTTCAGAAACTTCTCATGATCAGCTTCAGCCTTCAATTGCTTCTGCGTTTTCTTTTTAGATTTACGACGACTCAAATTGCTTGTCGTAAAATAGGCTGGCATTATATGCATGTGGTATCCATAATAAAAGTTGGTGCCCCGTGTCCGACTCGAACAGACCACCTACGGTTTACAAAACCGTTGCTCTACCGGATGAGCTAACGGGGCATTATAAATGTTTAGACGTTCCGTTATGAAACACCTGAAACGCAGAGAACGATACATCAGGAAAACTACTCTGAAGTCTTTTGAACTCTTCTAAGTTTTCTTTACTATCGTCATACATCTCAGCTGTCTTGTATTTACCAGTAGCGAGATACATGGTAGTGACCTTGGCTTTCTTAACTGCTAGAGTTTCCGGACCCCGATCATTACCCACTCTATGAACGTGGATCTTATCGATATCGATCTTCCTCTTACGGAAAACGTTCAAGAACTTTTCTTTATCATCAAAGTCAGAACGACCAGTGATAAAGGTAATCAAACTATCAGTGCCCTCAATCTTTTTCTGAAGATGCTTTACCTTATCCAACATAGCCTTGATAGGACGAGAAGTCATATCAAACATACTAGCATTTTCAAACTCAGAAAACTCATAGCTCTGTCCGGGAAGGAGCGTATGGGTATTGAAGTCTTGATTGTTTAGTCGGTCGATGACCTTACCACTCGGATCCTTAACGAACACTCTAGCATTCGTCTTGAATAGAGTATCATCGATATCGAATATGAATAGGGTATGATCTAAACTTTCCTGTTCAAACTCTCCGAAACTCTTCATTCTTACAACTCTCTCTTTCACATACTTATTGTACCTGAAAAGAGATAAAAAGTCAAGCAAAAAGGGTGGAGTTTCCCCCACCCTTTGCACCTGATACGACCCTATTAGGCGACCTGGCTATCCAAAACCTGGGTATCAACCGAAGCCTTAAGCTCAGCCCGGACTCGAGCACGCTCCAGACCGTCCTTGAACGCCTGGACCTGATCCGGGGAGGGCTTAGCCTTCGGACCGGGAGAGGCTTCCAGAGCCTTCTTAGGGGTAGCGGCGACCTTCGCCTTGGCCTCTCCAGCCTTCCTAGAGGCTCGAGGAGCCTTCTCTCCGCGAACCGGAGCGGCGACCTGGGTCAGACCCTTGTTAACGTACCAGCGATAGTAGGCGACGCCTCGAGCCTGGGGGAGACCCAGAGCTTCGGCGATCTTAGAGGCTACTTCTTTCTGGGGCAGAGCCTGATAGGCATTAATCAACTCAATGGCGATCTTACCCTTGTCGCCGCGCTTAAAAGAACTAGTCATAATAAAAAACTCCATCAATATGGGGGTAGGAACCATTTCCTCACCTCACCATACAACCATAATACGTCGATATCGAATAAAAGTCAAGCATTATTTTTATATAACAAAATCAAGGACTTAGTCCTCGTTCGATACCGTCTTCCCGCAGACCGTACAGGTTTTGCGAACGAGGATAGGGAAGGGATAGTAGTCGCAGCGGCTGGGACGGTACTCAGCGACCCACCTATGCAGTCTCAGCTTACATAACAATTTGAACATCAATAGGTCACCTTAAACACTTGATTCCACTGTTTAGGATTGTCGATCTCATACAGCTTAGAATGCAACTGGCGCTGCAACCTATTCTGGGTAATATTCCAATATGTCTCAGCCCAACCCTTGCCCTTACTATTATCTAAAGCAAGAGTCGTATTGTGAATCTTGGCTAGGATAGTTTCAACTTCTTCGTGTTTAGTCATACTCATCTCCTAATTTTTAACTGCGACGAAATCATCAGCAACTGCTGTTAGACTATATCCCAGACTTTCTACAAATTTCATTAGCTTAATACGCTCTTCTGCAAACCAATCTAGATTCCAGGCTTCAAAAATTAACATAGGACTGCATCTATTAATAGTGTCTAGAGCGCCTTCGATAACTTCTAACTCCATACCTTCAACATCAATCTTTATCAGAGACACATCAGATAGATTAAAAGAGTCTAACGTGCGTATTTGATATATCGCTGTCTTAGGGAAATCAGTATCACCCCTGATTTGGTGTATCTTATCAAGTAATGATATACAACCATAAGATCCTTTTGTATCTGGATCTTCAGATTCTAATTCACACTCTTTATTTCCGAGTCCTATTCTATAAGATTCAATGTTAGTGAATCCATTTAATCTTATGTTTTCTTCTAGTTCTGCATAAGTTGGAACCACAGGATCAAAGGCATATATTTTACAATCTGGAAATTTGATTGCCAATTCTAAACAATAAGTTCCAATGTTAGCACCTGCATCTACAATTACGCCCGGACGATTGGTTAGGTGTTCGATAGATATATGAGTGAGCTTTGATTCAAAATAATCTTGAACCTGAATTACTTCATAAATGGGTTCAGACCTATCATTTATTTTATACTTGACACCAGTCGGAGAGGTGTATATATGCACGATGCACTCCTATAATTTTGGCTCCATGGCCTGGACTCGAACCAGGGACACTCTGATTAACAGTCAGATGCTCTACCGACTGAGCTACCACGGAACAATTCTTAAATATCGAATGCTTTAATTATAACCCAATACACTACATATCCCCAACCAAAGAAGGTGTGGGGGATTGCCCATAACCATGATTGGTTTGTGCTAAAAGAAAGCTGACATGCTATAACCATACCTATCGTGCGAATTAGAGTGTAAACCGCTAATGGGTGTAATTTGAATATGTAAGGAAATTTAATCATTTTTACTTTCTGTGATGGCTTCCGTGACCTCTTTCAGAAAGTCTCTAAGTTCTTCCCTAGTGGCTTCTGAGGGGTTTTGGGTCGGCCAATCTATCCCTATTTTTAAGGCTTCTGATTTAATGGCTTTTAATTGATTGATATAGTGAATCTTTTCCAAAATTAAGCTTCCTTCATTATTTTCAACAACCATTATGCGCCCTTTTTCGATAAAAGTCAAGCATTATTTTTTATATAACAAAATCAATGGGTTGTGGTGGAGGGGGCTGGATTCGAACCAGCGTAGGTGTAACCAACGGATTTACAGTCCGTCCCCTTTAGCCACTCGGGCACCCCTCCTAGATAACTTCCCCTGCTACTCTATCAGGAAAGGTTCTATGATATTTGTATCTTAACCCAACCTCACGACCATAGGCTTCTATCTCCCACGGATGATCATAATAATCTTCATCTCTATCAGCAATTAATGTTCCGTGCCACTGACTCTTATGATAGTTATCACTCTCTTGTAATTCATTACGAACATACTGCTTTAGATGCACCATCTCATGCGCGAGTGATGATAGAACTTCAGAGGTAAGACCTCTTTGTAATTCTATTCTAAAGTTTCTTTGATTAGTGCCTTCATCTAATGATTCGCAGTAACCTAGTGCACTGCTATCTAACTTCTTCTTTAACGCAATCTCAATATTTAACTGATCAATTTCTTCGTCAGTCAGCAGCTGAGTAGCAAAGAAGTAACAAGCTCTCTCAAGCTCCTCCTTGCTTTTCCCATTAACTGCTGTGTCAAAGACTACAATCATGCTACTTGAGTATACAGCAGACTAAAGAAGCGTGGAGTGTGTCCAAAAAATCCAGAACCACCATTCAAACTCTTACATAGTCTTTTCACTAAAACTTCATTCATGCTCTTAAAGATAATCATATTACTTTTAATTTCTAGAATAGCAAACTCATTACCAAACGTCTTAATCTTATACATCATGAAAACTTAACTCCAGAAAAATCCTTACGACCAACCTTCTTAGTAACAAACCTCATTTTTTGTTCTTCGTCATAGCGTTCACCAAACGACGAATTATCCATAACAGGCTTGTCACTATGCTTTGTCGTGGGTCCATCTAGGATATCCTTTTGGGCTGATTGTTCAACGTCATAAAACTTCATCTTGGCTTTGTTAACACCAATAATAAACTTACGATTGCTAGAGGGATCATCATAACGATTCTTAAGCTGCTTAACTAGAATCTGATTCAACCCCTCTAAATCTTCAGTAGAAATTAGAGCAAACATAAAGTCAGCAGTGGCAGGTAGAGCAAACGATTCAGAAGTGTTATCAAGACCAACGTCTGAAGAGTTGTATGCACCACGATTACTTTGAGTAGCTGAGATAATAGGAACATCAAACTCAACAGCAAGACCACGTAGCTCTTCAGCGATGGCTTTAATATACATGTAGCTGTTAACAGCACCACCCATCTTCATACGAGCAGAAGAACAGATGTTTAGATAGTCAACATAGATTACATCAGGCTTGAATGACTTCTTAATTCGTAGCTCTTGTAGTAGATGGCGAAAGTGAGCAGAGCCAGCAGCAGCTGTAGGATATTCTTTTACAATAAGCTTACCAGTAGTACCACCCTTGATTCGTACCATCTTCTTTTCATATGCATCTTTAGGCAGTTCCTTTAAGTCATCAATGGTAACATCCATAAGATTTGCATCAATACGTTCAGCAATACGTTCTTCCGACATTTCCATAGTTAGATAAAGAACATTCTTACCTAGTGTAAGATGATGAGCAGCACAGTGCGTCATGAACATCGTCTTACCAACACCAGTAGATGCTAGAATGATATTAAGAGTTTTCTTTGATAGACCACCCTTAGTAATCTTATTGAAGTATTCTAGATCAAACTGAAGCTTTTCTTCTCTCACATGATAATAGTCATAACGACTATCAGCATCTTCAATAAAGTCATGGCCAATATTAGTATCAAAAGAAACGGAAAGAGCTTCAGTAAGAATTTCAGGAATAGATCCAGTGCCGCGCTTCTTATCTTTCTTATCAATGATCTTGATTGAATCCATGATAGCGTTGTAGACAGCCTTCTCTTGGCAGAACTTCTCAGTCTGATCACACAACCAATCAACAGATGTTTTAAGATCAGCCTCTAGCTTAGTGATAAGTTCACCGCAACTCTTGAAGTCATCTTCTGAGATGTTATCAAGAGACTGAAGCTTTGTATTGAGTGCCTCTTTAGAAGGAACAACGTTATATGTCTTAATATAACCGTCAATCAATTCAAATAGAATTTTATTAGTTCTAGTTTGAAAGTATTCATTCTTAAGAAACGGAATAACCTTCCTACTATACTCTTCGTTGAAGAGCAAGTGAGAAAAGATGATTTCTTCTAGCATTAGTCCTCGCCATAGATGTCGTTAAGTTCTTGATCAGACATGATGCTACCAGTCGCCATCATGTATTTATTTTCAATAAAGGTTCTGAACGTCTTAGACTTAAGAATAGGTAGCCAGAAGTCCTTGGTGTAAGTATCATCTTGGCGATAATTCTTTTCACCAATCTCACCAGTTTCCATATCAACCTTTTGATACCAACCATTCTTTGGCTTGATAACATGACCAGACTCTAGTGCCACTTCAAGCAAACCAGACCATGGACTAATACCACCATCAAACGAAACCTCAATCGGGATCTTAGACTTTTCCTTAAGGAAGCGAGACTTCTCAACGTTAATGATAAAGCTGTAACCAGTTACCTCTTTAGCATCTTCTTTATTATCTTTTTCCTGATGACGACCAATGATATAAATGTTATCAGCAGAGTAATATGCACCAGTACCACCACCAACGATGTCTTTAGGGAACATACCAATTTCTTTGTAGGTGTGATTGACAACAATAAGTGGAATGTTTTTTAGCTTAAGATGCGGTGTAACAATACGGAACACGGACTTCAACTTCTTGGCGCGAGTCATATCATCAACGCTCTTACCATCAAGAGCATCTTG